GGTCGCTGACGTAGGGCAGACCGACATGCACGACCACGGACGGCCGCTGCAACACGGCCACCCCACCCGTCACCGTGACCTGCGGCATGACCGCTCCGTCAGCAAGGATGCTGACCGTCTTGCCCTCAAGGTGCGTCAGGCCGGCCACCGTATCGCGTGCAAACGCCCACACAGCCGTCGCCACCCCGCGCAGGGCCACAGGCAGCAGGAGGTCCGTCCGGGCCGTGGCGACTGTCGTAGAGGTCGTGGACAGGATCGTCAGGCGGTAGGTGTTCCCGTTGGCGTCGGTCAGGACGATGGCGTCGCCCACGTCCGTGGTTGCCGGGAACTGGAAGATCGCGCTGCTCGCCGTGATCGTCAACACGTCGGCCGGACCCCAGGTCGTGCCGCCCGTCACCGTGACCGTGGTCGCGGTCGTGTTCGTGCCGTTGAACGTCAGGCCGCTGTCCACGAAGAAGCAGTCCTTCAGCTCGCCGACCTGCCGGCTGGCGAACCGCTCCACGTATCGCTTCGTGTTGCCGCCGATGGTGCGCTTGACGATGACGTAGAGGCGGTCCTCCGCGCCCTCGGCAACGGCCGTGCAGGACTCGAAGTCGCCGTCCGTCTCGTGCTGGTGCCATGCGCCGATCTGCTGCTCAGGGATATACGTCAGCCCGAGCATGCTTCCCGTGCTCGAGATGAACCACAGCAGCGGCTGCGGAGCCTTGCTGTAGCACATGTCCGTGATGTCGAAGTTGTCGAACAGGTGTGTGGACCTGATCGACAGATCGCCAGTCACGAACCCGCTCGCCTGCCACGAGTATCCGAGTTCGCGCACGTGGCCGTCGCGGGCCGAGCAGTACACCACCGTGTTATTCACGATGGATGGCTGCACGTTGTTGGCACCGACGTAGGACTGCGGACGCACCGAGATGGTGGTCGGCGAGATCACGTCGCTGTTCACAGGGCTGACGCGCCACTCGGCGGCGCTCGTCAGCGCGAGCAGCTGCGTCAGCGGAACGAGGTGGCGGATCGTGTTGGCCTCCCGTGCGGCGACGCGGAAGTTGATCCGGTCTGTGTCCTGCAACGGGATGTGGTAGGACATGTCGCTCTCGGTCCCGGTGCGCGTCATCCACATCGTCTGCGGAGAGTTGGTCGTGCCGGCGAACACGCGTCGCTGCTCGAAGTAACTGACCGCGCCTGGGTAGTTCCCGCTCGACGCGAACACCGTCTCGGTCACGGGCGGCGTGATTCCCATGTCTGGCGCGATGTTGTTGTCAACGAACGACGTAGCCTCGGTCTGGCCGATGAACCCGTACAAGCCGCTCTGTCGCTTGTAGACGTTGTATCGGCTCGCGCCGGATACGGCCGACCACGAGATCGTGTTGTACGCGCCGACCACTGCGAGGTTGTTCGACACGCTTCCGGCCGCAGACGGCGGCGTCTCGTCGATCCCGTTGGACGTGATCGCCGTCACCACGTAGTAGTTCGTGATGCTCTCGGTCTGCTCCATCCCCTGCACCAGACCGCCGCTCGTATAGGTGCCGCCAGAGAAATCAATCTGGACGTGCGTCTGGTAGTTGAGAATCGAGAACGTCGAGTTCGTGTGGAAATCGGCAATGATGAAGAACTTGTCGTTCACCAGATTCTGGAACGTGGTGTTGCCAACCACGCCGGAGATATAGATCGAATCTCCCTCTGCGATTGTCAGGTTCTGCACGGCAGACGCAAGCGTGATGCGATCCTGCGCGATGTCCACCGAAGTGATGTTGTATCCCTGACCTCGCGTCGCGGTCACGGTCGGCGTTCCAGGCGTGGCGATGTTCGCTCCGAATGTGATCGTCGTGAGCGTCCACGTGGTCGCACCAAGGCGGCGCAGCTCACGCGGCGCGTAGTTCGGGTGGACGAGCGTCAGCACGTCGGCCGACTGCACGTAGTGGATGTCAAACAGGTCGGCTTCGGCGTATGGGTTCGGGATCTCGTAAATCCCTGCCGGCAGCGGATACCAGTACGTGGCGTTTGGCGGCGCGTTGCCTGTGGTCGGGGCGACGCAGTAGTAGTTCACGCCGCCCGAGGACACGAGGTCGCCCACCACGTAGGCGGTCGCCCCGTTGTACGCAGCAGGCGTTCCCGGCCCGAGCGTCGCACCCTGCGTGTGGAACCGGAAGTAGCCAGCGCCGAGCTCGAGCACAATCGTCTGCGTGGTGCTGAACGTGAACGGAAGCAGGCGCGTCCGCTTCGTGCTGTCCTTGACCTCGCGCACGAACGCCGTGCCGGGTCGGTTCTCTGCCGGCCCCTGCGGCAGCGCGATGAAGTTGAGCAACTTCGCCGCGCCAGTCTGGAACTTCACGTCATCGATCCGCCCCCACATCTCGGGCGACACCTCGCCGCCCGCGAAGGACCGTGTGTACGTGCGGGTCAGCGCCATATCAGCGTCCAGAGATCCAAGAGGTAATGTGACCGGGCTTCACGTCGCGCTGGTTGGCGTCCGACATGCGGGCCTGTCCGAGGTAGATTGCGACCATCTGGAGGCATCGCTGCGCCTGCCGTGCGCCCTCCTCGCCCTTCACAACCGGACCGGCAAGGAATGACGCGAGCTGCCACGACAATGCGATGGTGAACATCGGGTCGAACTTGGTCGAATCGCTCACGAGCGCCTGATATCGCAGGAGCGCATTCTCTTGATTCGTGTAGATGACCTTGTTCCCGAGCGTGTCCGTCTCAATCACGTATTCCTGCGGCACGTACACGCCGGCAGTAGTGATGGGCGGATTCGTCCATCCGAAGCCGTAACGGTCGGCGGGGTATGCGCGGACGGAGTAGTCGTTCTCCGCGTCTGGCGGAAGCACAGCCACGGCGGTCATCATGTCACCGGGGCATGCGTAGGAATACTTCCACATGGTGTACGGCATCGTCACCTGCGCGAGGCTGACGCGCCGCGATGCGAACGACCACGTGTGCATCTGGAGGAGCATGTCACGTGCGCTCGGGTAGAACCGGGCGCAGTGCTCGGCCTGCGCTGATCCCTCCGGCGGGTCGATGCTAGCGACGGTGGCATCGTCCCCGAGGTGCGCGAGCGCGAGGTTGCAGATTTCAACGACCGAAGCCATGGAAGCCTCCCGTAGGACGGGAGGGGCGCCGTGGTTTCCCGCCGACGCCCCTCCCTGTTCACTAACTCGTTACAAGCTCACTCCGTGCTTGCGGCTTCGGCCACCTTGCCCTTGCGGAGACGGCGAGGCGGAGCGTCGGAAACGGTCGGCTCCGGTTCCGCTTCCACTTCCTCGAGATACTCGAGGTGATGGTTGCGCGGTCCCTTGTACTCGAACACGTCTCCGGGCTGGCGCAGCCCGTTGTCCACGAAGCAGAGAATCTTGGCCTTGACCTTCGGCATGGGTGGCTCCTATCAGGCAACCGTGAAGCCGGAGGCATACGCCGTGCGGCCGTCCTGGATGTCCATGACGATGTCCGCGCTGATGACGCCGGCGCTGTGGGTGCCGGTGGTCACGACCTGCGCGCCGAGGTATCGCAGGCCAGCAGCAGCGATCTGCTGCGGGCTGATGCGGACCACGACCTGCCGGCCAGCAGCGAGGTTCGCGGTGGTGATGACGCCGACCTCGCCGACCACGATGTTGCCGGAGGCAAGCGTGGAGGACGAGGAGGCGACCACCTGGAACGTGGCGTTCGTGCCGCCCGCGAGGGCGGTCGTGACGGTGAACAGCACGTAGAGGTCGCGTCCCTCGCCGATGTCTCGGTTCTGGGTGCCCTGGCCGACCGTGTAGAGCGAGCCGCTCACCGTGGCGGTGTAGGCGGTGTTGCTCTGGAGATCGACCACGTCCGGCGTGCCGCTGGTGCCGGTGATGTACGTGGCGGCCGAAGTGATAGCCCCGGTGTTGCCGAGGCGGAGGTTGTTATCAAGAATCATTGTGTGTCCTTTCTTTCTTACCTATCAGGTAAGGCGAGCTTCTGCGTTGATGAGGGCATCGACACGGCGGCACGGAACGCCGAGGAACGACAGCCACGAATAGGGGGTACCGAACTGCGACAGACCCTGATTCACGGCCAGAACGTTCTGGCTGCGATCCATTGCCTTCACGGCAAGTCCGCTATGGACGGTGCGGTTCATGTAGAAGGCAGCACGGCCCATCGACATGTTCGGGATGCGGTACATGGCGCGTGCCATGAGCTTCACGAGGTCGGTCGCAGCGGTATTGGCCTGCGTTCCGGTCACACCAACGAGATCGCTCACGTCGATGTTGGCGATGCGGACAACGTAGCGCCAGTCCTTCACGACCAGACCGTTCTTCCACTGATAACGGGTGGCGTAAGCCTGGAGGCGGTTGTTGCCGTCATAGACGGTCTGCTCGCCGAGATCCTCGTGCATGAGGCCGGCCGTCGAGCCCTTCGGGAACGGGCAATAGACGGTGTTGTCGCCCCAGACAACGAGGTACACCGAGGTGTTGTCGCTGCCGGTGCCGCCGCCTTCGATGATGTTCTGGCCGATGCCCGACGAGCCGGGGGCCGCCGAGTACCGCGCCGCGAGGCCGAGGAACGACTTCGGCTCGATGGCGGGGTTGCCATAGAACATCGTGACCGCCTGCGTCTGGTTCATGGCCTCGAGGAAGGCCACGTCTTCGGACAGACGGAACTGCGAGGTGTTGCCGTTCAGCATGGCGAGATCCTTATCGACCTCGCTGCGAGCCTCGAGGATGCCGCAGGCTTCATCGACCTGGGCAGTCTGCGACTTGCTGTTCGGGATGCCCTGGTTGAGGGCGCGCCAGTACACGGCCGGCAGGCCGGTGCGGATCACGACGCGCTCGCCAGTGGGCAGGTTGCCCTCCTTGAACACGCAGTCCTCGAGGATCTCGTTCGACTGCGAGAGGAGTTCCGCGATGACCGGAACACGGCCCTCGGGATCGGTGCGCTTCGCCCAATCGGCGAGCGTCAGGTTGGTGCTGGAAAGAACTGCCATTGTGGTTTCCCTTTCGTGGGTTTAGGTGCTGGTGGAGTACAGGGCGTCGGCGAGGTCATTGAACGAGCGGGGTCCGGCCGGTCTGGCTTCGCCCTTGTTGCCCGTGACCATGCTGTCCTCGCTGATCGCCTTTCCGGCGCGGAACATGAACCGGATCACTTCCGGGTGGTTCCCGAGGCCGGACTCGTTGAGCAGGCTGCGGAGTTCGGAGGTGCCGAACGCATCGAGCGCCTTCTTCGCCACGGACAGGTTCTCCGACAGACGCTCGCCGCCAAACTCCTTGTCGGCCTTGCTGCTGTCGGCCCATCCGGTGCGGACGGCCTCGATCTGCGCCGCCTGACGTTCAGCCAGCTTGGGGCCGACTGCGTCAAGGACGCGCTGCGCGGCTTCCTGCGACAGGTTCAGCTCCTTCGCCACCTTCGAGTACTCGGCAATGACCTCGGAGTCGAACGTTCGACCCTCCGGTGCCTTGAACTCGTAGGTTTCCGGCGCGGTCGGCTTGGCGTCGGCTGGTGCCTCGGCGGCCTTGGCGTCGTTGGCTTCAGGAGCCTTGCCGGCAGCGGCCGCATCCGCGGCTTGCCGGCCCTGGGTCGTGGTCGCCTTCTGCTCGCTGCCGTAGAGCTTCTCGGCCGTCGCCGAGACAACTGCGGCAGCATCGGATGCGGGAGCGGCTGTGGTGTTGGTTTCAGCCGTTTCCATCATCGTTGGTTCGTTCATCGTGTGCCTGTTCCTTCATCATTGCCGGGTATTGCTCCGGGCAGAGCGCATGGACCATGCCGAGCATTCGTAGCCCGTAGTTCCTGCCGCCCTCCGCGAATGCCATCGACATCGCGTTGGTGTTGAAGGAACTGCGGAACACGCCCGCCTGGTCCAGCAGCCGCCACACAATGCGACGGCCTCGCTTGCTGGACATGAGCCACTTCACGTCGGCCTCCTCGTTCTGCCGTTCCAGACGCTCACGGAGCTCTTTGTCGGCTCTGTCGCGCTCCTGGCCCCGCAGGTCGAGGGGGTCGTAATTGCTCACGGCGGGACTGTATCCCTGTGGCTAATGCTTACGGGTACTGTTAGACCTCAACACCAGAGGGCGATCCGTACCCCGAGAACATGTTCATCACGTCGGTCAGCGCGTTCTGCTGCCCAGTCGGTGCCTGCGCCATGTTCTTGACGCTCTGCGAGGTCTGCTGCATCGCCGCGGCCTGCTCCTTCGCCGCCATTGCCTGATTGCGGGCGTCGCGCAGGAGCGCGACTTCCTTGTCGGCCACGATGAGCGACGGGTCCACGCCGAGCATGTCGGCGTATACATCGGCCCACTGGTCCTGGTCGAACTTGTCGAGAATGTCGGGCTTCATCTGGGCGATGACACCGAGGTTGCCGACGAAGCGGTCCACGGCGTTGGTGCCGATGGCACGCTGCGCCTGCGCCAGCATGCTGACGAACTCGACGTTCAGGTCCATTCCCTGCAATTCCTGCGGAGCCGGCGGGATCGCGCCGGACGCGACCATGCGGTTGAACGTGATGTCCACCAGCGGGGAAAGCAGCTCGTTGTGCAGGCGCTCAAGCACCGGGCCGAGCATGAGGAGCTTCTCCTCGTGGCGCTCGGCGACCTCGGTGGCGGTCATGCGGGTGTTCGGGGTATTGGCGAGCATCAGGAACAGGTCGGCGTAGAACGAACCACGCACGCGCTCGCGGCAGTCCATGATGTCATTCAGCAGGTACTGGAGGTTCAGGTTGACCTCGAACGCGGTCTTGATCCCGTTTGACTGCCCGTCGTAGTACGACACTCCGCCCGGGAGCGTCTCTACGTCGCGGTTCTTCATGGACGCCGGCACCTGAAGCGGCGGCTTGGTCTGGTAGTCGATGGCCTGCGCCTTGCGGAGCTGCTCGTGCTGGAGCTGCTTGATGTCTCCGAGCGCCTCCATGCCGGGGCTGTTGCCGTAGATATCGCCGCCGATCACGGACCAGCGCGGGCAGAGCGCCGGGAAGTACTGGAACCCGCTCTCGCGCAGGAACACGCCTTCCTCGCCGCCGACCTCGAAGTAATACGAACCCCACGGCATGTTCTTGGCGTCGCGCTTGCCGATGTCGCGGTCGGCGCGAGGCTCGATGGCGTGGATCACGGGCACCCACTGGTCGAGGTTCCCGGTGCGGTACATGTTCTGCACAGACACGCTGCACTTTTCGAGGCCGAACTCCTTGACCACCTGCGAGACGGTCATCTCGAACTCGCGGTACAGCGTGCAGACGCGGCCCTTCGCGTCGGTTGAGATGCAGTACTCGCCGCAGGTCAGCGGGTAGTGGTGGATGACGCTCTGGTAGTCGGGGAGCAGGATGGTGGCTGCGGTGCCGAAAGTGCCGAGCTCCTCGTACATCTGGTGCAAAGCGTTGTAGGTGTTCGACTTCTGGAACACGCGCTGCATGCGCTTGGTCACGTCATCGAGCCAGAGCTTGACCGGGTCGTAGGAGTTGAGCTCCGGGTCCGGCGTGGCAAGGCGGAACCACTGCCGTGCCGGCGAGGTTGCGCCCGACATCATGCCAGCGCCGAGGACGCGCAGGGCGCGAGTGCCGGTCGAGTCGTAGATGTTGTTGTGGCGGCGGTAGCCGCGGTCGCGGTCCTGCCGGAAGTAGCGACCATTGCGCGGCAGGATGTAGGAGGTGAGTTCTTGCCAGTGCGCGTACCAGGACGCACGCTCGCTCTTGAGCTGGCCCCACCGGGTGAACAGTCGATCCCGCGTGGGAGCGCCGGGATACGACGAGTTGTCTCCGGTGTACTCGCTCATTTAGCCCCCGAGGAGAGAGGTGCGGCCGAGCTGGAGATCCTGCGGATTGACGCCCATCGGCCCAGTGAGCATGGTGCTCGAGGGGCCTCCACCCATCTCGGCGGCGGCGCGTCCCATGATGTCGGCGACGGCGGGCTCGGCGCGGTTTGCAGCGGCCATCGCCTGCTGGCTACGGCGCTGCTGGCTGCGAGCCTGGGCAGCTGCGGCGTCCTGCGCCTGCTTCTGCTGGCCCATCGCCTGCTTCTGCATCTTTGCGCCACGTTCGCCTGCGGCAATGCTGTAGCCCGTCCCGGCGGCTGCGGTGCCCATAACGCCTGCCGCAAGTGCGCCCGTTGCCAAGGCGCTTCCAGCGCTCGCGCCGAGGGCGGTGCCGAGCGCGGTCAGTCCGCTGACAACGAAGTGTCGCTCGCGGCGTGCGGAGAGGTCGTGGATTCGTCGGATATTGCGGTCGAACATGGGAGAACCTTCAGGAAAGTGCGTTCGCTCACCTCGTAGCCGAGCCTTTGGAGGATCGACCCAGCCGGACTGCCAGCTTCGAGGACGATGTCTGACAAACAGGCGACTTGCGCCCCTTGCTCTTTCGCCCACCGCTCGAACTCGAGCAGGAGCCGCATGCCTTCAACTCGGCCTCGGACATCTTCGTCCATCCACCAGACGTGTTCAAGCGCGATGCGCGAGCGGGGGTTGAACCAGCACGGGATGATGGACGCCGCCAGAAACCCGCGAATGCGGCCTTCAATCTCCGCCACCCAGACGCGGCCCACCAAATGAAGCTGGAGGATGGCTGCGCGTGCGTCATCGCGGTACATGGGCAGCACGGACGCATACTTGGTGCCTGACATGAACTCCATGCCCATGTCGGCGATTGCCTCGATGTCCTGCTCCGTGGCCTGCCTGACCATGACTGTAGACCTCCGTCTAGCGGTTACGGGTACTGATCTCTTCGTACGGGTCGTAGTCGGTCGGTCGCGTGTCGATCTTCTCGCGCACCTCACGTGGCAGCATCTTGGCGACCGGGTAGGCGAACGTGAGGCACAGCGCGTCGGCCATGTCCGGGCTGCCGCCGCCTTGGAGCCGCTTCTTGATCTCGTCCTTCGACTCGAGCACGCGCTTGCCGGCGGCGTCGTACCAGTAGATCGGCGTGCTGATTTCCTGCTTCAGCGTGATGTCGTTCGGGATCGAGCCGCCCGCCTGTATCCACTCGCGTATGGCCCACCACATCTCGGTGCGCTTGTTGACGAACAGGTTGGCATAGGTGGCCTTGCCGCCGAACGCGACCTCGGTCACGTCGTAGCCGAGCTGCCGTAGGCGGTCGATGACGCCAGCGCCGGCCCCGGCGTCGATGAACACGGCGTCCGGGTCGCGGTCCTCGATGACGTTGGCGATGGCGGCGGCGAGCGCCATGTTGTCGATGCCGTGATGGACGATGGGCGGCTCCATGCGGAGCCCTTGGCGCAGGACGATCACGCTGCGGTCATCCCCGAACCGGGCCGGGTCTACACCGACGATGAGGGGCTGGTCGATGATGTCGCCGTCCTGGTACTGGCGCTGCGCGGCGTTCTCGGCGTCGGCGAGCGCAATGAGCTGATCGTCGCCTGCTGCGCTGAAGTCGCACAGGTATTCGCGTGCGAACGCAGCCTCGGGCATGTCGCGCTCAAGGCGCTTGACCTCGTCGGGCGCGAGCGCATCGGTGTCGTAGACCGTGTACTTCGCCGCATACCAGTCCTCGAGGGAGCCGCTTGCGGCGCGGTAGTAGAGCTCGCTGAACAGGTTGATCCCGGCGGGGGTGCCGATGAACAGCGCCCAGCCGCGGCGGTCGGACAGGGCGGGCTGGATGATGGCCTCCCATACCTCGGGCTTGATCTGCGCGACCTCGTCGATGACGCAGCCATCGAGGCGCACGCCGCGCAGGGCGTCGGGGTTGTCGCCACCGAACAGTCGGATCGTGGCCTTGTTCGACTTGAACGTGACGGCAAGGTCGGCCTCGTTCACGTCCACGGACCCGGTGCGGATGAATGGGTCGATCTTCTGCTTCAATCGCGCCCAGGCGATGGCCTTGGCCTGCTTTAGAAACGGGGCCACGTACACGAAGAATCCAAGATCCGACTGGCACTTCACCGCCCGGTGGAGGAGCTCCATGAGGGCGAGTTCGGTCTTGCCGGCGCGTCTGTGCAGGGCGAGGACGGTGAACCGCCGGCGCTCGAGGTGGCACCGCCGCTGCCAGTCCCGCGGCTCGTAGCCGAGGCGGATGGTCTTATTCACCATCCGGGACGCCGGTAATGACGTTGAGGGTGATTCCGCCGCCGTGGTCTACGGCGACCTTCTCGCCATACTTGGCCGGGTTTGCCATGCGGAGGATCTTGAGCTTGGTGTCGATCTGATATCGCCTCCACGCGGCCTGGACGGGCGTTTCCGGCTCGATGTCTGCGATCTCCCCGCACTGCTCAAACATGGCCTCGAAGCCTGTCTCGCGTGCGGCCTTGTAGTGACTGAAAAACTCTGGATCAAGGTCAAACCACCCGGTGATCGTTTGCCTTGCTGGCTTGCCCTTCTGTTCGCAGTACGCGAGCAAGGTCTTGCCTTGGGAGATCCACGCAAGTACTTCGCTGGCAAATGGTTCAGGTGCCTTGGTTAGGGCTGGCCGGCCGATCTTTCGCTTGACGAGGGCGTTTCCAGTCGGCGGGGAGAGAGGCGCGGCGCTGGTAGCGGCAGATCTTGCTGACGGTGGTCCAGCGGAGTCCGAGGGCTTTGGCGATGCGACGATAGCCCCATCGGTGCTCTTCGTGGAGCTCTCGGATCTCTTGGATGACTTCGTCGGGGATCGTGGCATTGTGGTGTGTTTCGCCGACGCGGCGGCCGTTCTCACCGTAGGCCGCGAGTTTGGTCACTTGCGCTTCTTGCCCTTTGCCTTCACGTCTGCGCGGTTGAACTTCTTGGCGACGGACATGGGGACGCCAACCTTCTTGGCGAAGCTGCGGCTGTGGGCAGCGGCTGCCATGAGGCGTCGCTGGGCGGGTGACTTGCTTGGCATTAGGCGGATTCCTTCGGGGTGAGGGTGATGCGGAGTCCTGCGGCATCGGCGAGTGTGATGGCGGAGTCGAAGGTGGCGGTTCGCTTCCCGATGACGGGCGCGGTGGACAGCAGGCACATCACGGTATGTGCGCGGAGCCTGCCCTGCTGTTCAAGGTCGCGTGCGACCTGGCTTCGGGTTCGCCCTTGTGCGACAACGGCTGTGGTGACAGCCGCCTTGAAATCGTCATACGAACTGATATCCATTGCCCGCAGTATATCAGGCTTTGCACACGGGTTCGCCGAAATCTTCGCTTGTTGCTGCCCAGATCAGGCGTGGGGTTCCGGGACCGAGTTCGTTGGTTTCGATGTTGTCGGTGACGAAGGTGCGAGCTTCGCCGATGGACATGTCGTGTTGATCGCGCAGGCGGGCCGCGATCATGTCTGCCGAGTATACGGCGACGGGTATTCCTGCTCGGTCGGTGGACTTGGGGTACATGACGCCGAGAAGGCAGTCATCCATGTTGGCGAGGAGGATGGGGTGTTGCCGCCGTCGCATGGCGGCAGTTTACCGTTGCGTGTTACGGAACCTGTGGATTCTTGCGGCAATACTCAATGGCGATGGCGAGGATGCGTGGCTTTCCGAGCGACACCAATCCGAGCCGTTCCTTGGCTGCCGCGATCTCTGCCGGCGTTGCGGTGGCGAGGATCTCGCGTGCCCAGTATTCCCACGCTTCGATCTCCGAGTCCGTTGGCCCTACGACACGTTCAGCCTCTTTTTTCGTCCTCAACACCTCTCGCTTTCCGGTGTGGTCCGGCGTGATCGCGCAGTATGCCGCGTGGATCGCCGAAATATCAGGCTTCGTGTCGCGCTCCATGCGATGCTGCCGGATGCAGTCGCGCAACTTGTCCTGGTGCAGCCGCGACCACTTCTCGTGGATTACAGATGCGAGGGCTGGTTCGAGCTTCCACTTCGGCCACAGTTCGGCCATCAGCGCCTGGTTGTCCATCCAAGTGATCGTCTGCATACGCGAGAGTATACAGGCAGGCACTCCCGGCTGTCAACGCGGGAACGACGGTCGGGAGAGGAGGAGAGGATGTATCTGTGAGGAAGTGAACTCGATCCGGCCCTGTGCATCGCCACAGCGTTTCGCCGCAGGAAGCGTCCGGGCTGATTTCAGTTCACACGGTGAGCGCAGAGGGAGCGTGACCCCGCAAGGGAGCCACGTTCGACCAGCCCGCACGGAGCCGCGCTTCAGTCGATGCCACGAATTTCACCATTTCGCTGGAGGACTGCCAGCCGCCGCGTTCGTGGGCGAGCGCACCTTTCGGTGGCGCAGGGTAGGGTCGCTTCCCTGCGTCTACATCCATGATCCCCTACCGCGCCGGGATCTGTCTGCGGCATTGTTGCCCCTAGAGGCACGTTCGCTACAATGCAAGCGCGCAGGAATTGGACGCCCGCATGATAGCACCCCGGTGCCACCATGCAAGCGCAGGAAACGGCGTGGATTTCGGTCCACGCCGCTTCTATTTGAAACCTATCGCGGTTCCAAGAGCGGCGTGACTCCCTTGATGTGGTTCCATGCCACCTTGGCGAAGCACAAGAACTTGGCCCGGTCGCGTTTACGCCACAAGTTGGTGTTGACCCAAACGGCAAACTCCATCAATTGTTCCTTGCTTGTATGGCGAAGTAACACCTTGGTGCCGTTGTGCCAATCCTGACGAATCGTTCCTTCGCGTTCCAGTTCGTCTAATCCAAGCGTGTGCAACACTTCCCACGCAGCATCGTCTGCTTGCTGCTGCATTTCGCGCATCAATTCGCTGTAGGCCCGAAGCTGTTCCCCCGCCTCTTGCATCCGAGAAATATGGCTGCTCAAAGCGTCAGGAACTGCCGTCAGCGGTCTGGCACCCTTCCCGATATTGCAGTCAATGCAAGCCGAAACAAGATTGTCCTGGGAGTTCGTGCCACCATTGGCAACAGCAATAACGTGATCGACGTGCAACACCACATCCGGCGGTGTTCGACCGCAATAAAAGCACCTGAAGTGATCGCGCTTGAACACCTCAAACCGCGTTTTCGGCGTGAGTTTAGTTCGTGCCATAGAGAATTCCAAAAGCCGGGGCGAGCTGGGAGCGGGTGGAAGCAACCTAGCCCGCCCACGGTTGTTTGGTTGTAGAGCGATTCCACCCGCTCGTGCCCCTCGCACGGGGCCGTCGATAGTATATCATGTTCTCGTCGGGCGTGCCTCTCTGACGAGGCGAGGCGGTTGGAGCCGCCAAGCGCGGCGCGACCCGACAATCTAGCCCCCGGAAGCGCGGCCCGGTTGACGCAAGTCCCGGGCCGCGTTTGTTCTTACCGCAGCTCTATCCGGCCCCAAAAGTTGTATGCGTTCACCGAAACGCATACAGAACGGCTACGTTCCCGCAAACGGGAATAAGTAACTACTAGTAGTTCCCTTATTTAGGGCCAGTCGCAACGCAATCTCAAGTAATCCCGACTAATTCGGGAAGAGTTCCGGTTGTTCATCATTGCCACGGCTTCACGCATATTCACGCTGCTTCACGCATATTCACGCGCCAACACTTGTGCGGATCTGTAGCACTTCCGCTCCGGCGACCGAGGTTTCGTCACATGAGACAGCACCCGGACTTCGCCTGGTCTGTCCCTCGGCGGCAGGTTGTCATTACCCCAAAGGTTGCGCTGGATCGCGTCGTACCTCGCGGCCTTCTGGCGATCCCCTTGCGGGTCATAGGGCTCCGACTCCCGCACTCCCGCATCTCCGCATACGAAGTATATCATCACGCATATGCCTCGCCACGCGAATCTACCGTTTCATCTGTATGTGCATGTGTGCAACACGGCCCTCGGCCCCAGCATGCCCGCCGGCACGACACGCGGCATCTGGCACGCGGTCTACGCCCGCCCCGGCCAGATCGTCCTCGCGCACGTCCTGCTCGAGACGGGCGCGGAATGGTGCGGAATCCCGCTCCATAAGCTTGCGCACGATCCCAAGGCGTTCGAGCAACGTCCGATCTTGGGCTGCGCTCGAATGAGCGAACTCCAGCCTTGGGGCGCGATGGGCGATCACCTCGAGGCGCTGCACCTCGAGTACCTCGAGGGGCTGTCCGTGATGGGAACCAGCGCCGAGCGCGGGTTCTGTGGGGTGCATACCGGGATCGTCATTGACTGGAGTGACGGGTTCAGTCGTTACCCGCAGGAACACAAGCCCCTGAATCTCATCGAGCGCACGGACGGCAGTTACCTGCTCTTCCCCAACAACTACTGCCGCTTCCTCGACAAGCATTTCACGTCGTGCAAGCGCGACGGCGACCTCGCCAGATACCGCCGAGGCGAGGACGTGTACTGGGGTGAATAGTGATCGAACGTACACGTCGCAATAACGTGTACGCCACTTCCACTTTCTTGAACATCACTGTTCGCGCCTGTACCCGAGCTTCCACAGCAAACGCGACAGATCGTTGGCGAGGTCCGTCACGGCCTGCTCGTCGAGCTCTGGCCGGCAGCAATGGATCGCCTCGTGGAGCGTAGTGTCCATCCGCTCCTGCTCATTCTGCCATGTTGCAACACGTAACACGCGACCTGCGGCATGGCCTGGATCGACCATGTTGCCGTAGTCGTGCAGGTTCGGGCTAAACCGCAGCGTCCAGTACTTGCCGCCGAGTCGGACGCGCATGGGTGCCTCACTTGAATCCGCGCTTCATCGCCTTCCAGGCCGAGGGGCTGACGGTTGACTTCGACTTCGGACGGCTGGTGCCAGCCCTGCGCCGTGCGTTGATGTTCGCGTATAGGCCGCGTGCCTTCTTCTTCGCCATGTTCAGCCCCTCGAGGTCTTGCCGCTGCACTTCCACTTCGCACGCGAGAGCCGCAGCGGGCTGTTCGGGTTGCGTGCCGCCGCAGGGTGCGACTTCATCTGCGCGAAGCTGCGAGCACAGTAAGCATCGCCCTTCGCGGTCCCTGGCTTGATGCGGTCGCCGCCGCTCTTGGCCTTCCCGGCCTGACCGTAGGAAACCTTGCGAGTGCGGCCCGTCTCCGGGTTCCGCACGACCTTTACGAATCTCTTGCCCTTGGCTGGCGTCGGCATGGATGCTCCTGAATCTGTCCTTCTGAAACGGCCAGTTACTGTGCTTCACGGACCTCGCAGCGCAGGGTACGGGTAGCGACCCCGTTCTTGCGAAGGTTGTCCATCCAGAACCGCAGCCACAGCGCACCCTTCGGCTTCGGTGGCATCCCCTTCTCGACGGCCCACCCGTTCTGCTCGCTGAACTCGTCCTTGTACCCAGGGCTCCGGACATGCAGCACGCGGTCGAGGTATGGTCGCCCTTGCAGGGTCAATCGCGCCCGCTGGATCGGCATGATCCACTCGTCGTGGGTGTGGCCCGTCCAGATCACGTCGGCGTCCGGCAGATAGACCGCCATGCGTGAGGTCTGGATCGTGCCACGGGTGACGGGGCCGCCGCCGCCGTAGCCGTGGTGCATGTACATCACGACGCTGTTCCCGAAGATTTGCCGGCGGTTCTTGTGCCTCACAAGGAACCGCACCCAGTTTGCATAACTGCCTGCATATGCACGGCAGTCCTTGTTCCGGGCCTTGAGCGCCTCGACCAGGCGCTCGTTCATGTCCGTCTGATGCCGCTTGCGGATCGCGGTTTCGTGGTTGCCGGGAGCGAACATCAGCGCCATGTCTGCCCACGGCGCGAGGTAATCGGCGGTCGTATTGATGACGGCATCGAGATAACGGCCGTCCTGGTGCTCAGGCCGGCAGGCCGAGGTATCCGAGCGCGGGTCCCATTTCCCCTGCATCAGGCACAGAAAGTCGCCGTTCGAGAGCCACTTGGCCCCGCGCTCGCGGCACTGGCGCATGTGGCGCTCAAACATCCCCCTGTCGGCGTGGGCGTTATCAATGTGCGCGTCGGAAATCAGCAGGTATTCCTGCGACCAGTCAATGGATGGCACGGCTCCGTCGAAGTCCATTTCGACCGTGAACGATCCGGGCTGATGCTGCAAGATCGTCGCGCCCATCCAACCGCACCATAGCAACCGATCTGCCTATTTCCCGTTGTAAGAAAAAATTGTCAGAATTTCTCACGGCTTCCCTCTTGACTGACGATATACGCATCAGTACAACACGCGAGCGGGTTACGGCACGTTGCCGTGGACCGCACGTCATCGAGGAGAGAACGATGAAGATCCGAGACACCGTCATCAACCTGATCGAGCGACCTGACCTTCGCAAGCGGCACAACGACGTGCTGCTCGCGTGCGCAATGGAGCTCGGCGACACCTACAGCATGGAAGTCGTGCAGGCGCACCAGCGCCTCGGCGAGATCCCGTTCGACGCCGAGCACGAGTTCGACGCCGCCGTCATCGAGATGGACATCGCCGAGCGCCGATTCCTGTCCGTCCACGCCGAGACGGAGGTGACCCTGTGAGGCTCGACCAAACCCAGTACGTGCGCCGCATCCTGTGGCTCGTCGCCGCGCTCGACCGCAGGCCGATGACTCGCAAGGAACTTGCGTCGCGGTGGGACGTGACTCCTCGAGCCGTGAATCACCTGCTCGGCAGCGCCCGAGCCATGTTCAAGGTCCGCATCGAGCACGTGCCGCACACGGGGTACACGCTGCGCGACCCAGGCGTCCTCAACGTACGCGCTCTATCAGGACGGAGGGCCGCATGACGCTCTTCGATCCCATTGAGGCCGACCGCCGCAAGGCCGTAGGCAAGGCGCTCGCGGCCGACCGACGCAGCGAGCTGCTTGCGGCTGCACGCGGGTTCGCGGCGTTCATCGCACGTGACGGCGATACCGTGACGAGTGACGAAGTTGCGAATCTCATGGCCTACAACGGCCTCGACTATGCAGAGCTCGGCAATGCCGCCGGCAGCGTGTTCGACGGCAAGTTTGTGTGGACCGGAGCCGTGGTTCCATCGCGCCGGCCAGCGTCGCATGGTCGCCTCATTCGCGTGTGGAGGCTTCGATGAGAACCGTTGAAATCAAGATGACCCTCCACGCAGGGCTGTTCCCGCACGCTCCCGAAGTCGCCGACTATTGCGACAACCACGAGGTCGAGGCGTCAATTGACGCCCGCTGGATGCCAGAACAGCGCGAGGACTTCCACTACCACGGCAGCCGCGTGCGGACGATCTGGACGCTGCTTTCCTGGAACGTGGTCGCGCTGCACGTGGACGGCAAGCAGCTTCTCACGGCCGACTCGGTGCCGGACGGCTTCCCGATGCTCGAGATCATGCGCGTGCTTCAGACCGAGATCGGCGAGGACATCCGCGCCATCGGGCCGGGGGAGGCGCAATGAGATACTTGTCAGTATGCAGCGGCATTGAAGCGGCCACCGTTGCGTGGCATGGCCTGGGATGGACCCCGGTCGGCTTCAACTGCATGGCCTGGATCGGGAAGCGGATCGCCGCATATGAGGCGACGCCATGAACGCCGACTACGCCATCTACCTCCTGCGCCGGCGGGCCGACGAGCGTGCCGCCGCTGCCGAGCGCACGCCGCCGCGGCATCACGAGTTTGCGGAACACTGTCGCGCCGAGGCGCGGTTCTTTGACGGCGTCGCTGACTGCATTGAGCAGCTCCAGCGCGAGGCCGCCGAGGAACGAACGAGCCGTGTATTGGAGAAGGCGGGGGCCGGGGGCGTTCCTCGGCCCCTGCCCGCCATCCTGAAGGGGATGCTATGACCGACCCAGGTGACGAGCACGAGCCGTACGGCTTCACGGAAAGCCCAGTTATTGCCAGCATTGATCTTGGTGATCTCGTCGCGCTTCAGGCCGCGATTGCCCGCCTCACCGCCGAGCGCGACGAGGCGCGGCGGGAAATCGCTCATCGCGTGTTCGTTTCGGGCGGCTTGCGCCCGGCGCAGCTTGCGGAATCGCGTGGCTGGGACTGCTTCAAGGAGGACGGCAAGTGAACGACCCCGGCGACGAGCACAAGCACCGCGACATCCTTGAGCGCCTCGACCTGCTTTGGCCTGGGATGGGCGAGATGGCGAACGACGAGCGCCGCGAGGCCGCACGCGAGATTCGCGCCCTGCGCGACGAAGTGCGCCGGCTGCGAGCCGTGCTCCCGGAACGCATTAGCCGCATCCTCTACGAAGGCGAGGGATGAAATGCAACCGGGGAGAGGAGAGCACGAGGAGGACGTAGTGGACCGCGTCCGCGTGAGCGGGACCGATGATCCACTTACCATCGAACTGATGCAGGAGGTCGTGTACCTGCGTCTTGAACTAGCGAAGGCAATGAAACAAGTGAACTCGTTCATCCTGCGGGAGACGAACCACAGGAGGCGAGAATGATTACGTTCACCGTACCGGGCGAGGCAGCACCCCAAGGCAGCAAGCGGGCCGTGCGCTCGAGGAGTGGGCGCATCCTGCTGCTCGAGTCATCGTCCAAGGTCAAGCCGTACCGCGCCGTGTTCGCGCTGGCGGCGCGTCAGGCGTGGACCGAGCCGCCTGCGACGGGGACCGTGGCGGTCGAGCTGCTGTTTCGCTTCGTGCGTCCCGCCAGCCACTACACGGCGAAGGGTGCGTTGAAGGCGACCGCGCCGGCTGCGCCCAGGCGTCCCGACCTTGACAAGGCATGCAGGGCCGCCTTGGACGCCATGACCGGGGTGATCTACGCCGACGATTCGCAGGTCGCCATCCTGTCGGCGTGCAAGGAGTACGGCGACCGCGCCGAAACAATCGTGAAAGTATGGGGTTGACACGGCCTCTACCCTCCCGTATAGTGTGCGTGTCGTGATCGGGCGCGTGCCCGAGGCGACGAGTCACGAGAGGAGAATCACGATGACTGCACTGGCACGATTGGATGACGAGAAGCGCGAGCTGCTCGCCCGCACCCTTTGCGCGGGCGCGAGCCGCGACGAGATGGATCTGTTCTTCAGCGTCTGCGACCGCACCGGGCTCGACCCGTTCGCCCGTCAGATTTACGCCGTGAAGCGGTGGGACAGCCGTAGCCGCCGCGAGGTGATGCAGACCCAGGTCAGCATCGACGGCTTCCGCCTCGTCGCCCAGCGCAGCGGCGAATATGCAGGCCAGACCGCCGTCGCCTACTGCGGCACGGACGGGGTCTGGGTGGACGTGTGGCTGCACGACGAGCCGCCAGCGGCAGCCCGCGTCGGCGTCTACCGCAAGGGATTCGTCGAGGCGGTCACCTCTGTCGCTTTGTTCCGCGAGTACGCACAGCGCAACAAGGAGGGCGGCCTCACCGCCATGTGGGGCAAGATGCCCACCGTAATGATCGCCAAGTGCGCCGAGGCGCTCGCCCTCCGCAAGGCGTTCCCCGCCGAGTTGTCCGGCCTCTATACCGCCGAGGAGATGGCGCAGCAGGACAACCCGCCGGCGGCCCCTGCCGTCCCGGCCGTCGCAGCCCTGCCCGCCCCGGCACCCGTGGAAGCCGCCACGTTGCCCCAGGACGCGCCCGTGGCCGAGGACGCCCCGAAGCCCGTCCGCAAGCGCAAGGCCGCGCAGGAGGCACCTGCGCCCGTCCCGGCCGTCCCGGCAGCGCCCGCGCCCGCTGACTCCTACCCCGAGGAGTACGAGGGGTTGTTCCTGATCCAGCGCGTCGTGCGCCGTCCCGGCAAGCCCATCGCCGTGCAGGCCGCCGGCGAGCACGGCACCGCCTGGATCGCCACTACCGTCGCCGAGTACGCCGACCTGTGCGAGCAGGCCATCGACAGCGAGCTGCGGCTCGACATCGCCCGCGTCGGGGGTGCGCTCACCATCATGCGCGTGATCCGCACCGCGCCCGCCCACGCCCCCGTCCCGGCCACCGTGCCGGCCGACGATCTGCCCTTCTGACCATACGAGGAGACATACCATGAACCTGTACGCCATTCAGACCGAAATCGCCACCCTCGTCGAGGCCATCCTCGACGGGGCTGGAGACACCGCCGAGGCCCAGGCCGCGCTCGACGAGATGCTCGCCAGCCTCGACGAGGAGCTCGAGGCCAAGGCCGATGACTACGCCGCCCTGATCCAGTCGCTCCGCAGCCGCGCTGACAGCCGCGCCGAGGAGGCCAAGCGCATGCGCGAACTCGCCGCCGCCGACGAGGCGCTCGCCGACCGCCTCAAGCAGCGCCTGAAGGACGCGATGGAAGCCACCGGGAAGGGCAAACTCGAGACGGCTCGGTTCCGCCTGTCGGTGCAGGCCAACGGCGGAGCGCAGCCGCTCGAGGTCACCGTGCCGCCCGAGCAGCTCCCGCAGCAGTACCAGGCCGTGCGCGTCGAGGCCGACAAGGCTGCGCTGCGCGAGGCGCTGGCAGCGGGTGCTACGATCCCCGGCGTGACGCTCTTGCCCCGCGGCACAAGCCTGCGAATCCGCTAAATCGCCATCCTCTCCTCCCCCCGCTCGGCTCCTCACGACGGAGATCCGGGCGGGGGTTTTCATTTGGCGATACGGGCGCAGCCCGTAGGCCACGCCCGCTCGCAGTGCCATTGGCGCGAACGCCGTTGGGCTGGTCAGCGGAGCTTGTGCCCATACTTCTTGTAGAGCCACGCGCCGGCGAGGACGCCAGCTACGGCCACGAGAGCGATGAACCAAGTCGTACCGAGGAAGTCAGCGAGAATCATCCTGTGTCTTTCTGCGCCCCTTGGCGCGTTTGAACGCCGCGTCAAACTCCGGGTCCGCCCGGAGCAGCGTGACGAGTTCCCTGTCCCCCTCGGGACGGGATTCATCAAGTGTATCGACGGCGAGCTCGGCGGCCGCCACCTTCCGGCGAGGCAGCCACCCAATGGCGATGCGAACGGCCGTGAACGCCCCGCTCTGCCATAGGACGAACGCCACTGCCACCACCGCCAACGCGATGCCCCACCACTTCAGGGTGGACAACCACGCCGGCGTGACCGCCTGCACGTTCGGGATGTCGCCGTGGATCGCGGCTGCGTGTTCGTCGATGCGGGTCGCGCCCTGCACCACGACCTGGTCGCCCGTGGCATTCCCGTGGTCGATGAGCGCCCCGGCCTCGTTGCGAATGGCGGTCGCGTTCGCCGAGATCCGTGCGACCGGGTTGCACCCGGCTAGGAACAAGACGAGGACAATCGCCCTCACGCGAACACCCGGTACGGGATGCCAGGCTCGGGCGTGAACGTCGGCAGCGCCTCGATCTGCTCGGGCGTGAGCTCGAACGTGACGCGGATGTTGGCGTGGAACCGGGTGTCGCTCGGCCGGATCACTTCGCCCTCGGGGTCGAGTTGCGCCGGGATCGGCCCGATGCGGTCCACATAGCAGCCCGCGACGGGCATGAGGACCAGTTCGCCTTCGCCCTGATCTACTTCGACCAGCAGTTCTGCGGCTTCCAGCGCATCGTCCATCTGCGCCTCGGTGTCGGTGCGGAGCATGTAGTCGGTCATGTGGTGAGGCTCTGGAGGGTGGCGTTGGGAAGGCGGGTCGGCCAGTACTTGAACACGCGGATGCAGCCGTTCATGTATGCAGCGGAATTGATGATGCTGCCGCCAATGGTGAGTTTGGTCAGACTGGTCGGCAATGCGCCTGACGTATCGGTAGCGACTGCGCCGCCAGCAACGGACACCGCGTAATCGTTGACGGCGTAGGCGGCGGCGATCTTTTGCGCCGCAAGTGTTGACGTACCAATCTGTGCGACGAACGAGCCGCTGCTGTAGACGTTCAACGCAATACCAGACCCCTCGAAAATCTGATTGTTTCCGCCGCTTGCTGGAAGGAATGTGTAGTTGCGCTGGCTTCCTGTGTTCAACCGCGTGCCGACATCGGTGTATATGGTTCCCGCGCTGGCATTGAATGCCATCGTGCTTAGGTCAAGAAGTTCGCAGTTATCCGCATTCCTCGTCGCCGTGCTTGCGCCCGTGGGGATTAGGCTGCTGGCCCCGCTGCCTGTTTCTAGTTGGAACCCGTAAACGTAGAACGTATCCCCGGTGACGGCAATAGTGAGGGACATGAAATAGACGTAGACCTGCGTGGTTGTTGCGGGCAACGTGTACGTCTGCGTCAATCGTGACCATCCGGTGTTGTTGTATGTCCCGGTTGTCGCTGTTGGCGTAACGTCGCCTACCGTTCCGTTGACGGCATACAGGCGTGGAGTGTGGCCGACTGGTCCACGAATCCAATACGACACCGTATAAGTCCCACCGCCCGTAAGTCCGGTGATGAGTGTTGCGAACGATGCGTAGTTTCCCGCAGTTCCGCACACGAGTTTCGTCGCGTTGTTCGTGTTATCCGGCGATACAAGGTCGGTCGTGTTGTTGGTCGGTGTTCGGTTCCCACCAATAGTCCACACCGAAGTGGCGCCGTTGCTTTGAGTCGCTAGATTCGTTGCGCTTCCCTCCACCAGCAGCCCTCGCGGTGCCCGCGTGTCCGGGTCGTAGTCGAAGCGGGCAGAGTCCCAACGCGCCGCGATGGTGCTGGTATTGGCGTAGTACGGCTGAAGTGTCGTGCCGGGGTTGAACTGCGGCTGCGTAATTGTGATTGAGATGTTTGTCACGCCAACATTCACGCCCGGACCCATCCGCGCCGCATTGGATGTCGTGGTCGGAGTGAACGTGCATGAGATGATGTCCCCATTCTGCACAACAGTACTTCCGCTCACAGTCGCGCCATTGCGGGAAAATGTTTCTCCAGCGACGGTCGATGAAATTACTTGGTCAATGGTGGGCGACCCGCTGACTGCCGTGACTCGAAATCCGAAGGTGAAAGGGATTCCTTGTGCTACCGAAAATGAAGTCGCATTGATGCACGGGCGAACGGCAGAACCGCCAGCAGTCATCGTCAACGTGCCATCGGCATTCCACGTGGTAGTTCCAGTCCCGAACGTGACATTCCACCCGGTCGGTGTAGTTCCGCTTGTCCAGCCCGTGTTGCTGAAATAATTGACCGCTGCATACTGCACGAACCCCTGCGAGTTGATGAAGGTCGCATCGCTCGCTCGCGTGAACGTCAGGCGCGAGTCGAGGACGCCCGTGGTGAAGTCAAGCGTGAGCGTGGAGCCGTCGCCGAGAGAAATCAGCGACACCATCTGCTCCATCACACCACGCCGCATCGGGCGACGGAATCTGCCTACGTCATACCGCATCGCTGACTCCGATCAGAGGAAGGCGTAGAAGC